CATTGATGCAGATCATCATTGATCGTCTTGGAGCAGACTAATGGCAAACAGTCCTGATGCGCCGAAAGATGATGGCAAGATCGGTCTTCCCAGGATCGATAACGGCATGAACAAGCTTCCGCCCAAAAAGAAATCGGGCGGGAAAGGTGTCAAGGAAGATGGGTCATTCGGCAATGACAATGACCCGGATCAGAAGATCCTTTTACAGGCCCGCAAGCGCTTCGAGCGCTGCATCTCAGCCGAAGGCGACAACCGAAAGGCCGCATTGGAAGACACTAAGTTCCTGAAGGGAGATCAGTGGCCGGCGGACGTCGCCGCTCAGCGCAACGAGGAAAAACGCCCCTGTTTGACCTTCAACAAGCTGTTGACCTTCGTGCATCAGGTTACCAACCCTCAGCGCGAGAACCGGCCAGCGATCAATCTAAGTCCTGTCGGCGACCAGGTAGACAAGAAGGCTGCCGCAATGTTCGGCGGCATATTTCGGTACATCCAGTACGAATGCCAGGCCGATATCGCCTATGACACGGCTTTTCAACAGGCCGCCTCCGCCGGGTATGGCTATTGGCGCGTGGATACCGAATACGAGTCGCCGGATAGCTTCAATCAACGCATCATCGTGCGTCGAATCCGCAATCAGTTCACGGTTTACATAGATCCGGATGCGCAAATGCCTACCGGTCAGGACGCCAAGTTTGGCTTCATTAGCGAGATGGTGCCGAGTGATGAGTACAAGGAACAGTGGCCCGATTCTCAGATGGTCAGTTTCAATCCCTCCGGAGCAGGAGATACCTATAAAGAATGGGTGAGCAAGGACTCTATTCGTGTAGCCGAGTACTACAACATTGAGCATGAGATGCGCGATTTGGTGCAGCTCGATAACGGCCATACCGGCTGGAAGGACGAGCTATCCGCCGAGATTCAAGCTCAGATTGCCAGTGGCGCCATCTCCATTATCAATGAGCGCAAGTCCGAGCATAAAAAGTGCATGTGGTACAAGATGAATGCGCTTGAGATATTGGAGCGTACCGAAGTCAAGACAGACGGTTTCGTGCCGATTGTTCGAGTGGTCGGTGACGAGATCGACGAACAGGGCAAGGTCATCTATTCCGGTATCGTTCGCCATGCCAAAGACCCGCAGCGCATGTACAACTACTGGCGGACCACTGAGGCTGAGATTGTTGCTCTGCAACCAAAAGCACCATGGGTGATGGAAGAGGGCCAAGTGGAGGGCCATGAGGGAGCCTGGAAACAGGCCAACACCAAGTCCTATGCCTACCTTCTTTACAAGGGAACCAACATCGGCGGCAAGCCTGCCCCACCGCCTCAGCGCCAACCTATGGTGCAAGCGCCAAATGGCGTACTCCAAGCCATCCAGGGCGCGGCGCAGGACATGCAGGCCGTCACGGGCATACGCTTCGACGCCACCATTGCTGAGCGCATGCATGACGAGTCGGGTAAGGCGGTTCATGAGATCCGCCGGTCCGATGATATCGGGTCATTCCATTATTCGGACAATCTGGCCCGTGCCCTGCATTACACCGGCCTCCTGTTCCTCAAGATGTTCCCGCATTACTACGACACTAAGCGGGTCCTTACGATCATCCGGGAAGACGGTAAAGAGCAGTCGATCCGGCTTGATCCGAACGCCGCCAAGGCCCTCCAGAATGGCAAGAGCGCAGATGGTAAGTCACTGCCCGTCTTCAATCCGACTATCGGAAAATACGGGGTACGGGTCACTGTTGGGCCGAGCTATGCCACCAAGCGCATTGAGGCTTCGGACCAGATGCTGAAATTCGTTGGTTCCATGCCGCCCGAGCTGGCTATGAAGGTCGCTGACCTGATCGCCAAGAACATGGATTGGCCGGATGCCGATCAGTTCGCTGCCCGTCTCGCCAAGGGCCTGCCGCCTAACCTGTTGGTACCGGATATGGCGGATGTCGATCCGCAGATCCAAGCCCTTATTCAGGCGTTGCAGATGCAATTGCAGCAGCAGACGGTCCAAATGCAGCAGATGGCCAAGCAGCTTCAGGACCAGACGGCCGATCGTCTGTTGCTGGCCGACAAGAACGAAAAGGACTTCGAAGCCAAGGTTATGGCTGTCATCCAGCGGGCGCTTGCGGCAGACCAGAAGAACGCAACCGGCATGACCGACCAGCTTATGCGCGCTTATGACATGCTCCATCGCCATCAGTCCGATGACAACAATTCCGGGTAGAACCCCCCGCAATGACCGTACCCGTGCGGCACACGGGGTCCTAATCCATAGGTGATCTATGCCCGACCAAGCTGCCCTCGATATGGGGACCAAAAGCCGATTCCAGCCTGCTCTTTCGGCGACATCTGATGCGCCCCAAGCACCCGCTCCCACGCCAACCCCTAACACCGAAGCCACTGGCACAGTTGAAAACGACGGCAAGACGGGTGTAGATTCCGCCTCAGCCGCTCCCACGCCCAGTGGAGAACCTACCGAGGCAACGGCTACCTCGGACGATGCCGGCGAAGGTTCCGCCGCGAAACCGCAACACAAAGGCGGCTTTCAGAAACGAATCGACGAACTCACCAAGCAGCGTGAGGAATTTCGGCGCGAGAAGGAAGAATACGCTCGCCGGCTGGATGAAACCCTGAAACTCCTTCAGGAGCGGAAAGTCCCCGAACGTACCGAACTGCGTACCGAAAACACGGACGACCCCAAGCCTTCGCGTGATCAGTTTGATGATCCGGATCAGTACATCGAGGCAGTGACCCAGTGGTCTACCCGCGACGCACTCCGGAAACATGAGGCTGAGGTAGCGCGTAAGGCGCAGGAAACCCAGGCTGCCGGCGAGTTCCAAAAGGTGCTGACGAATTGGCACGAGAGCCGCACCAAGGCCGTCGAGAAGTATCCCGATTATGAGTCCGTGGCGGAAAACCCGGATATTCAAGTCGCCCAGCATGTCGGCATGGCCCTGCTCCACGTCCCCAATGGTCACGACGTCCTGTACTGGCTAGGCCAGAACCCCACAGAAGCCGCGCGTATCTCTGCGCTTGGTGCTCCGCATGCAGCCATCGAGATTGGCAAGTTGTCGGAGCGACTTAACAAGCCCGCTGCTACGTCCAAGGCTCCTGCGCCGGTGAATCCTATTGCTGGTGCGCGAAGCGAAGCCGCTGGCGTCAGCCCTGAAGACGATCCGAATTACATGGAGCGCAGGCTTGAAGAGATGCGCAAGAAACGAACCTGATCGCCATGGCTAACCGATGCCATGGCCGGAGACACAAGCCATGGCATCGAATGCCCTTCTTACCCCGAGTTTGATTACCAAGGAAACGTTGCCGATCCTGGTCAATAACCTGGTCGCCGCCAACAAGGTCAATCGTCAGTTTGAGAACCAGTTCGTAAAGATCGGTTCCTCGCTGACTGTCCGTAAACCCAACCAGTTCGTCGTAACCAATGGTCCCGGCCTGTCGGTCCAGCAGATTTCCGAGCCTTCGACCAGCATTACGATCTCCTACCAGCAGCACGTGGACTTCCAGTTCAACTCGCAGGAGTTGACGCTGACCATCGAAGAGTTCCGTGAGCGCTATCTGCTTCCGGCTGGCGAACAGCTTGCCAATTCGCTCGACCAGACTGTCCTGGCCAACACGCCTCAGGTTTTCAATGAGGTGGGTACGCCGGGTACGCTGCCCAACAGCTTCGCCAGCATCGCGGCAGTGGGTCAGCGCATGGATGAAGGCGCTGTACCGCAGGCCAATCGCACCCTGATCCTCAATCCGGCGGCGTACTGGTCGATGGCCAATGGCCTTGTGAACCTGTACGTGCAATCCGTAGCAGAACCGGCGCTGAAGGGATTCCTGGCCAATATCGCCAACTTCGAAATCTACATGGACCAGAACACCTACACGCAGACGGTGGGTGCCTATGGCGGTACGCCGGTCGTGAACGGTGCTGGCCAGACCGGCAGCTCGCTGGTAACTGGTGGCTGGACGGCTTCGGTCAACGGCCTGTTGAATGTGGGCGACGTCTTCACCATTGCTGGCGTCTTCGCTGTCAATCCGCGCAGCAAGGTTTCTACGCAACAGCTACAGAACTTCGTGGTTACCGCGACGGCCAATTCCAGCGCTGGCGGCGCCTCGACGATCTCGATCTATCCGGCCATCACCACCAGTGGCGCGTATCAGACGGTCACCAACTCGCCGGCCAACAACGCGGCCATCACCGTCAAAGGTACGGCCTCCACTCAGTACGCCCAGAACATCGGCTTTACGAAAGACTGTTTTGGTCTGGTCTGCGTGCCGCTGGAATTGCCGGAAGGCGTGGACTTCAAGGCGCGCGAGACGTTCCGGAATATCTCGATGAGAATCATTCGCGCCTATGATATCAACAACGACGTCTTTCCCACACGTATGGACATTTTATACGGAACTACGACGTACTACCCGGAACTTGGCGTCCGTCTGACCAACTAATCGGAGATCGCACACATGGGCATCGCAACCACTTCTACCATCGCAGCGGCTACGCGCCAGCTCTCCGACCAGAACTCGCTTGGTACCGTCTTGGGTGCCAGCGCAACGGACAACATCGGGTTCTATGGTCTGTCGCAGGGTGTACCTCAGGCTACGCCAACTGGCTATTCAACCGTCCAGACGGTTGGCTCTGGTCAGGCTCTAAACTCGCAGAGCGCCACGACTGGTGGCGTAGGTACTACCCAGTACACCGTTGGTGACTTGGTGGCTATCCTGAAAGGCCTGAACCTCATCAAACCGTAAGGAAGAAATATGGCTTATAAATACCTTGGAACTGGTGGTTTTTACCAATACATCATTGGTGGAACGACTTCTACTGAGACTTATTCGGGCACTCCATTCGTAATTTTGTCTCCCTCACAGATTTCCGAAACTAATCTGGAATCTATTGCCGAGATTCTTTGTGGGGGTACTCCGCCAACTGGTTGGTTTATCCAAAAAGATGAGCCGCCCGTAACCACGAAGACTTACTGAAGTGCAGTAGACTTAAAGGGCCATATCTCG